TATCCGTACTAGGTGAGCGCCTCTGCGGTATAGGCGCCGCAAATGTCGGTTTTCGCCTGTGGCGTAAGCTCTCCGACCACGGGTATGTGTGCGGTTGCATCCTCGTCGATGTGGTACTCTGCCTGTTCCCCGGATTCAGGCGCAACGTTGACCCGAGTTTGCGCCATAAACTCTGCGCGGGCGGCGCGCATCTCGTCGGCGCTTCCGAGAGAGCGGGCGACCGCGAGTAGCTCCTGCCGGTCCTCGAGGAGTTGCTCGAGGAAGGTCTGCTCCATCGCGTAGATACGCTGTCTCATGCGCCCTCCTGTTCGGCGGCGTTGCCTGCTTTATTGCCTCCGGCGAATAGCCCCGCCACTACGCCTGCGGCCATAGCGAGGCGGTCAAGCGGAAGCTTGTAATCCGGGGCCTGCGATTGCACCACAATTGCAACTACCATAAGCACAAACATTGCAATGACGATCCGCCGGAGCTTGGTGTAGCTTCCGGTGTACTTCGTCCCTTTGGGCATTTTCTTTGACGCAACGTATGAGGCGAACTCGTCCATCCCGACGTAACCGCCAACAATTGCGAGAAGCGCCCACGTCGCGCCGTCAATCGGCATTGCAAAATCGACTACAAGCTGTAGTCCGAGAAGCGCCGCATAGAGCACGATAAAGACCCACACAACCCATGCGGTCGGCATTTTGTTCTTATCACTCATCGATTATCCTCCGTGTCGTCGTCTCCGGTGTCGTCCGGCGGCTCTATATCGCCCTGTTCCTCCGGCGGCTGCATGGATGTGGTCGACTCCGCGCGAAGCGCGTTCTCTGTGCGCAAGCGGTTTACGTTCTCGCGGTAGTCACTTCCGTTATAGGCCTTCGCCTCACGTTCGCCTGTTGTGTGGCCAAGCTCCAATCGCTTCTCGACTGCGTTCACCTCTTTGAGCGGGTCAACGCTTGGTCGAGCTACGCCGTTCCAACTGCCGGCCATCCATGCGCGACGCACCGTGCGCGAGCTTTCAAAGCCCGGCGCCCGAATTACTCCTCCTCGGACCGCCTCGGAAAACCACGCCTCGTGCCACGGTCGAATAAAGCCGTCACGAAATTTCGCGCGTTTCTTATCTACCGCCAGCCAATAGGTGAGTAGTTCTGCTCGGGCGGCTGAGTAGCTCGATTGAAACCGCTGACGAAGAACTGAAACCGGCATGCCGAAGCGCCCGGCTATGCGGTTCATGAAAGATTCTTGGAAGCTGTCGAAGTTTTGATTCGGGCGGGTTGGCTGAAACCATCTCGCCTTATAGCCCGGCTCGACGTGCTGTAGGATCAAGGAGAACTTTTCAAGACGGGTATGCTCGATTCCGGATTTCGGCTGGTAGTCTCCGGCATCTTTGTTGCTTACATTAGGGCGAAGTTGCGGACCCTTCCCCGGACGCGCATCGGTATCAGCCTCCATAGCACCAAGCCATGCTGCCTGACTTACCGCCGCCTCGAGCTCTGCAATATCGTACTCGGTCATTTTGTGGACCTCATACACCACCGTCGAAAGTGGCGGTAGCCCGCGAGATTGACCGAAATCTTCAAAGTTGCCCGAATGGATAACGAATCTGCGCCCGGAACGCGGGCCGAAAATGGCAACACGGCGAACTTGCAGGTCGTCACCGCGAACATGGATAGCGACCACTTTACCGGTAGAGTCGTATTCGACTCCGTGGTCTATCGTGCCACCTCGGTTTTTTATGGCGGAAATTACCGGCGCATTCTCGGGATTAACAACGCTTTCAGGCCGCACGAACTGGATAGCCACGGGGCTCATGCGGTCCGGGGAGTTTAGGTAGCGGAGAATTGCGAAGACTTCACCGTCCACACTCTCTCGTCGATATGCTTTGCGCTGCATCTCTCCACCGGTTTCCCGGCCGGTTATGTCGGGGTCGGTAGAGTCGTGGTACAGCTGCCACAACGTCTCCACGCGCTTAGTCCACTCGTAGCGATCCTCTTCGGTCTGCGGGACGTCTCCGCGGTTGCCTATGAGATCCCACAGCGGAGCCGACTCCCATGTAAGGCCGGTGTTGATGACTGTGTCCTCGAGGCGAGTAACAAGCCCGCCGGCTATTGCTGAGTTTCGGTAGACACCGCGCGCATTTCGGCGAAGTTTTCCGTATGCGTAGGCAGATACTTGGGGATAGTCTATAACTCCGTGCTTCTCGCCGGTAAATGTGGAAAGCGGATTGGTGTAGGCGCCTGAGTAGCCGGGAAGATTAGAGCTGTTTGAACTTGGATTGCCGGTGCCGCTGCCCGTGGAATCACTGGTAGCGCTGCGATTACGACCGATTCCGAGCGCCGAGAGGATACCCATTAGGTATGCACCTCCAGGCTCACAACGTCCGGGCGATTGCCGTTAAGCTTTTCTTTTTCGTTCGCCCAGTAGGCAAGCCCACGCTCGAGCTGGGGGAGCGATGCGCGGGTAACAGAGATGCGGCCCTGGCCGGTGTCCATCGAATAGGATTGACCGGCAAGCACGGCCCTGATTGCCGCCTTGTAATCAGTGATATATTGATCGACCTCCGTCTCCGTGAATGCGCTCATATCTCCCGTTGGATAGTCCACCTATCCGATTGGCTATATGATGCGCCAAAAACAACTATTTTTCAATTATAGATTGCGGTTCTGACGCTACATTTGGTGTTAGAGTTGCAATTTCTGATTCTCTCCACGCCTCGATAGAGCTGTTGCGAGCTCCGCAGCATGTGCAGCGTCGATATCTAATGGTGAAAATCTCATAATCCTCGGTAGTCGTAACCGTAGTTTTCGCCCCGCACTCCAAGCAGCGCATTAACTTTCGCTCGCCTCTTCTTCGGCCCAGCTCCAGAACTCCGACCATGACATCGTACCTGGGTCCATGCCGAAGGATTCTTCTACAGACTGTTTGAGCGCGTGGACGAGCCCGAGCGCGTAAACGCGACAGTCGAGTTGCTCGTTACGTCTTCCGCCTGCATCCCACGCGTAGCGCCCGGAGGCCGCTGGGATCCGGCTTTCTGCGGTCAGTCGAGTGAAGTGCTCGCGGTCGTAATCCGAGGGAAAATTGCAGTATCCGACCGGCTTGCGTCCGTCCTCATACTTTTGCTTGGAGAGGTAGGAGTACACGCGCTGCTTCAATAGGTCCACATTCATGTCGAGGCGCGGCGTCGCCGCTTCGTTGACGTGGCGAAGTTTCGTGTAGGTCGCCCGGCTTCCAAGGTCGTCGTAGCCCATAACCGGATGCACCCCGCTATCGAACGTGTCGGCGAATTGATAGACCACATCGGTCCGATAACCAGCATCGATCCCGGCGAGCGTGACGTGCAACCCAGCATGTTGCTCGACAATCGTTGCGCGCAGCTGTTCCCAGCACTCGTCGTCCGGATCCGATGTGTCACCATAAAACACTCTGTAATCTACAGACCAGCTTTCTGCGTGCGTTCCCCATGCGACTATTTCACATTCGATTCGATCAATTTGGACGTCCGCACCGACGGTGACAAGCAGCGGGTGCGCCTCTTCGGGTAGGTCGTTTACAAGATATTCTCGCTCGCGCGTGATGATTGATTCGATACGTGGTTTTTCGCCTTCATCGACGAAGGTCTCGCCAAGGAATGTGTTCACCCATACCTGGTACTCGTATTTGGGGTTGTCGCGGCGCTTGGCTTCAAGAAACTCCATGACGCCCGACTCCCAGGAGCGAAAACCGACCGGCGAGTACAAGCCCGGAAGGTGAAAGCTTCGCATGCGGGGGCGACGCGGAGTTTTTGTCGGACGCCATTCGCCCGCCGGCAAAAACAAGTCCTTATCGGCGTTGGTCATTGTGTGGCCGCATTTCTCGCACTCGTAGCGCACGCTCGAGTCGGTGATATTTCCGTCGCTGTCAAGGCTACATTCAAGTCGGTACTCGTCGTCGTACTCAAATTTCAGTTGCCCCCACTTTAGATACTGCATGTGGCCGCAGTGTGTGCATGGCACAAAGTAATGGCTTTCATCACCCTCGGCGTAAAGTTGTTTGATGTAGCTTGTATGGTCTATTAACGGCGTCGAGGTCCAAAGAATTTTATAGCTCTCGGTGAACGCATCCACGCGGCGCCGAATAATAAGAAGCGGTGAGCCTTCGTTTCGGATTGACTCCGGCCACGCATCGATTTCGTCTGAGTAGATATACTTTAGGCTCATGTTGCGCTTGAAGAAAGCCGAGCGCGGGCCGCCGGCGAGAAGGAAACCTCCGGGAAACTCTTTGCGCGATCGAACGTCGCCTGTCTTTCGCTGTTTCGCGCGCTTGTGCTGGCTCGCGATTTTGTTCTCGAGACCAGCGGAATTGATGAGCGCGTCGATGCGTAGCTCCATTTGCGTTTGTGCCATTTGCTCATCGCCTGAGATGTAGCCCATCGGCGCCGGCGCCGAATCGATAACGTAGCCGATCCAGTTCTCGCCCAAGCCCACGGTCGCGGCAACCTGCGTCCCCTTCATAAGCGCGACTTCCTGGACCGGCGATGTCTCTGAGAGGCAATCGGCGATCTCGCGCATGTAGGGCACCATGTCAAAACTGTACGGCCCGGGATAGGGAGATAAACCCTCCGGTAGCACGCGCTTAGATTCTGCCCACTCGGACACTTTGATGCGGTTTAGTGCTGTGGGAATGATCGAATAGCTGTCTGCGATGAGGCGTTCGGCGGCGGCTTGTCTGTCCTCGGCTGAAAATATCGTGCTCATGTCGCGCTGCTCTCTGCCTTCGGCGTGCTCTTCGCCTTCGGTTTTTGTTTCTGCGGTGTGCGCTTCCGTTTTTTCGGCGTGTTATCTTCGGCCACGATGTCGTCGATTTCTCGCATATGGTCGCGCAATTGAGCGGCGGCGTTGTCGAGGGTTTTTTGCAGTGACCGCTGGGTCTCGCGCTCAATTTTATCGCGGAGTTTCGTATCGCCGCGGGCTATTCGGTCTCCAAGGCGCAATAGATTATTGCGGATCCCGTGGGCAAACGCGCCGATCCAAATACGCACATCTTGTGCGGGGACCAGGTCTTCGCGCTCGCGGGCGTTTTTGAGCTTGTGGCCAGCCGTCTGCTCTTCCAGTAACGCTATCTGTTTTCGCGTTTTCTCGTTGTCGAGCGCGGCGCCTTCGTCCGGGGCGCCCTCCTCCGCCGTGTCTCCGTCGGCTCTGCGCTGCCGGTGTTCGCGTATTAACCGCAGTCGAATGTACTCCCGATTAGACGGATCGAATATGCTATACAGATTGCCACCGGTGCGACGAACCTTTCCCTCTTTTTTGGCCCTCGTGACCGCCGCCGGCGTTACGCCGCAAAACTCGGCAAACTGGTTTCTGTTGAGCTCGCCTGGTTCAGGCA